TTGCAACGCTTCAAGATTCATGGAAAGAACCTTATGAGGAAAGTTATTTAGATCCAGTATTTGACAATTCAGATACTAATAATGATGGGGTTTTAGATAATCCAGGATCTGTTCTTTACTACAAGCCTACTAGAACAGGGCAGAAGACTAATCACAGTATTGGATGGGGTATCAGTATGAACATAACCATACCCTTGGATAAACGTCACAATGAGACTTGTCTGACATCTGCTGATATACAAAATCAATATCATGCTCAGTTGGTTGCTAATAAAAGATTAGATTTTGAAATGGCAAGATTAAAACATTGCTCAGAGCAGGCAAGACTTGGGGTAACATTTCATCCCTCTAGCCCAGCTGCTCAAATTTGTGCAGATATCATAGTTACAAATCCTCACGGTGTTATACCTAATCATCAGCACGAGATTCCGAAATAAGTTTCTTTTTTCTTTTTAATCCTTTAAATTTTTCTGTTTGTTTTTTACCAAATAAAGCCTGAATTTTTTTAAATAATTGCTTTAATAATGGACGTATTAATCTTAATAATAAGGGTGTTGCTGCTGCTGAAGCCGTTGCTACTACAGCAATTGCTGCTGTTGTACTAACTTGAGATGTATTTGGTAAATATTTATCAGCTGCAGTAGTTGGCTCATATAAAACTATGCAAGTTTTTTTATCCGCACTGAGTTCATGACCTATAACTTTTTCTTCTCCATTACGTGTCAGATCTCCTACTCTTGGTTGATTTGGAGCAGGACATTCAACTTCAGTTTTGGGTGGAGGAAGATTATCTAAATTAGGTTGAGGAGTTTCTAATTCTGGAGCTGGAGTTACATTAGGTGCAGCTGCATCTTCTACAAAAATTAAATCTTCAGGAACATAGTCCATTGGAAAAAAATATGGGACTGTACCATCACATAAAGTTCTATTACCTCGATCATCTTCAGTAACAAGTTTTATAGATTTTTCATTAGCAGGATTAAATACAACACAGCCTGGAACTTGAATTATTGGGCTGCCAATAGATAAAGTTACAGGGGGAGTAAAAGGTATAGATTGTATAGGCGTATGAATATAACTATTGATAGGAATTATTTCTAATTTATTTATGTTTATTTGATTTATTTCAGACAATTTTAAAATGGACTTTTAGGTAGCTCAGGAATTACACCGCCAGTTGTCTCAGGTATTGATAAAGAATCTCCTAAGCTTCCTGTAACCGCCTCTAAAGCCTTTTCTTTTATACTTTCGATAATTGTATCTTTCATAACGTAAACAGTTATAGAGGCTCCTACAACGGTCAAAGAAACTACTCCCGAAGCAACAGCTATTGCATTAAAAATTTTTTGCATTTTTTTAAAAAAATCTTATATTTTTATTTTACTCTAAATTTAAAAACTAACCAGTTATGTTGCTGGTGAACCTCCATTAGAAACCCATTTTAAATATCTTTGATATGTTTCATTATCAGAACTAATAGGAAATACCTTAAACCTATTACTGCTTATTTCGGTTTGTATGTGTGTTTTTGTTACACCATCTTCACCAAAAAGAAATTTTGAATTAGAAAAATCCATAAGTTACGAAAGGGGGATTTCAGACTCACATATAACATCATAAATGTAAAAATTATTATCATCAGAATCATACATTGATATTCTATCGGCACTGCTGTAATCAGCAGAGATTGCTCCGAGTAGTATATTATACGTAATAGTTGGCTCATCTCTCATTTTAGGTATTGAATGATTGACAAATCCAGCACCACTAGCGTAGTTACTGTTATATATCCTATTATCGGTTGTATTTCCAGCCCCATACTTAAGGCATGCATAACAATATCTATTACATAAAAGTTGCTCTTCATCAAGTGTTTTTTGCTCAAAATCCGTTGCAATGCTTCCTAGTTCCAGCTTCACTCCTGTAATTTCAAATGTCGCATCATTTGTTGAGAACCATGTTGAGGTCATATCCTTAGTTTGAGCATTACCATCAAATGTTCCCCATGAATCATCAGCTTTTGAATTATCTGTATAGGTTGTGCCATAATACAATACCCATTGTACATGTAAACCAAGTCCACTATTATTATCAAAGTCTAAATTAGTATTACCTGGTATTGAATGAGTAATTTTTGTCCAAGAGGTAGTTGCAGAAAATGGATGAGCATAAGCTTGAGGAGTTCCATCTTGAGACTTAATACTTAAATAAAAAGTTTGTGCAACACTTGATTTTACCCAAAATGATATTGTGATGTAACTTGAAGAGGATTTATAATTCCAACCAGAATTTCTTACATTTTGTGCCTCTATGGGTTGTCTGATTCGCATCCAATCGCCAGCTGCAACACTTGTTTGGTTTCCATTAGTTATCTTCCATGCTTTTGTAAATCCTAAAGTGTAAGGTGTCTCTCCACTTGAAACGTCTACTTGTGCTTGTGTAGGATTTTCATCAAGTCCATCAAAATCTGTATCAAACCTATCCACAGTTTGAAATCCTTCGACTGTAGATGACGTACCACGTTGAGCAACTAACATGGCTCCATTAATTATTAAATTTTTACCAGATTTATTTGTTAGATTTGCAGTGCAGGTTCCATCATTGTTTATCGTAATCGCATCCGATGATGCTGATACTCCTTTTATTGCTCCGACTTTTAATGTGCTCATGATTTTGGATTAGCGTCCTTAACTTTCTTAATAGAATTATAAAATGCACCAAACTTAGCCTTTAAATCTGAGTCAGCATCTATTGCATGCCAAAGTAAATCCAACTGATTGCCTATTGTGTCATATTCTTCACTTCTTTTAGATCTATAAGAATTATTATCTAGATCCCATGCAGCTTGTAATGCAGCAAGTCCATCTGTGCATTCTTTTTCAGTAGGTTTAGACCCACCATCATATACAATTAAATTTGCATATATTTTGTTTTTAGAATTAGACCACCCAAACCATTGTCCTGTGCGTACAGTAACAAGATAATCTTCAATACTATTTGGTCTGCCTGTTAAAATATCCATTTAAGTATCTCCTAAACGTAAAAATGTAAAACCTGTTCTTTGTGAAACACTAGAAGACAAAAGTTGTCTACTTGTATTACCTATTGCTTGCATTTTAACTTGGTCATTTGTTGTATCGGTTACATCCATTAAAAATTGAGCTTGTGCATAAGCATAAGCATTTGTTGTGTAACCTGATGAGTGACCTGAAGCTACATTTTCGAAAGACCCACCTGATCCAATCTTTCTGTGAATAAATACGCCAAATGCTTGGTGAGCACCAGATGACGCATAAAATTGGGCATAAGCCATAATTAAATATTTACCAGTGATAGGAAAATTAAAAATACCACTTGATTCAGTCATAGCTGAACCAATAGGTCCATAACCAGTATTATCGTTCCGTTCCCAATTTGCAGTTATATCTACAGCAGAATTATTAGAGAAACTGAAATTAGAATTAATTCTCCACTGATCACACATTGTTAATCCTGTAACTGTGGAAAGAGTTCCAGCTATATCTGGTAAAGTTAATACTCTTGTATTTGCACTAGAAGAAGGAGCCTTTATCTCAAAAGTACCTCCTCCAGAATCAGCTGTTAATTTAATAGAACTCATGGTTTTGGATATTTGTCCTTTATAGTTTTAATTTTGGTTTTCCATCCCTCTATTCCATTATGATATATATCATCTAACTGATCCACTACTTCAGGATATTCTACTTCTCTTTTTTGCTTATATTCATTAGCATTTTTCCATGCTGTATAAGCTGCATTAAGTTCATCATCTGTTGGTTGACTATCACTATTAGCAGAATCCCACTCAATAATTTTATGTGGTACTACATTTTGATCTAACCTATAACGATTAGCATTTTTTCCTAGCTGTAATAAAGCTAAATGTATGTCTGTATTTGAGTTTATTGTCATAATTACGCCTCTTTGTAAATTTCAACTATGGTGTACAGTTCACTGTAACCTGTAAAATTAGCTGCAATTCCAAATCCATTGGATGCTTTTGTAACTTGACCCCTATGTTGTATTTCAAATGCTTTAGCACCTGATATTGTAAATCTTGAAATAATCTTAGAATATGCTGCACCCTCATTACTTTCTCCAGCGTATTCACTTGTACCAAATTGAACGTCAGTACTATCTGTTATGTTTCTTAATTTTGCCAAGTGCCTATCAACTCTATAACCTAGTGCAGTTGCTCTCACAAAGTATGTTCCAGCTTGCAAGGTAAATTGATTACTAGAAATACTTACAATATCGTCTACATCTGATATTTCAGTATTTAGATCTCTTGTTTGCCATGTACCATTAGTAAATGTACCTCCCTCTGTACCTGTAGATTTCACATCACCAATAAGTGCATAACTTGTAAAAGTTTTAGATCCTATCTTAGCTGCTGTAACCGCATCCGCAGCAATCATATCGGTATCAACAATACCGTCTGGCAAACCTCCTACCGAGATTCCTGTTACTGTTCCTGATCCGTTGATTGCAATAGGCATAATTTAAACAATAGTAAGTACAGATCCTGAAGGTACAGTGACTGTCACACCTGCATTTATTGTAATTGGACCTGCACTTAGGGCATTTGCAGTAGCTCCAAATGTGGTTCCAATTGTGTAATTTGTAGTAACTGTTGGTGAATTCTCTTGGAACACCTTATCGGTTCCCCCTCCAGTTGCTCCGCCTGAAGTAGCGACATCACCGAATGAAAGAACACCTGCTCCATCAGTAATAAGAGCCTGTCCATTAGTTCCTTGACCTGAAGGGAAGGTAGCAACTTTAACTCCGTTAGAAGCAATAGAAACTAATCCTGATCCACTTCTGAATAATCCAGTATCTGTATCATCAGAGAAAGTTATTGAAGGAACTGTTGCTGTTCCATCAGGGAATAAACCGCCTGCATTTAAATAATCTGCACTAGCAAATATTATCCCGAAAAAAGCTTCACCTGAAGCTGGGGCAGAACTAAAAACAATATTCGAGCCTGATATCTTAAAACCTACTGAATTAGAGTGAGCAACATCAGGTTGCTGAATTACACCACCAACTGAAATTATTAATTGTGTCTCTAATTTTGGAAACGGTGTTGGTGCTACGCCATTAACTAATAAAGCAAAAGATGTAGTACTACCATTAAAAGAACTTGATATATCATCAATGGTCTTGTAATCATTATTAGCCCTTAAATTATTACCAATATATGGCATGATTACTAAATTCTCTTATTACTTCTTCTATTTTACAGAGGCTAATTTTTAAGAATTAGGTCCTTTTGTTGATGGTTGAGTCGGCCAAACAACATCATTAGGAGTTTTATCTTTATAAGTCTGTGGAATATCTCTTATGACTTGTCTATATGCTGCCCACTGAGATTGGTCTACAGTTGCTCCAGTTGTCATTGTCCAATCAGTAGTTGCTAATATATCATTTCTTTTAGATCTAATATCATCCCAAGTCAATGTTGTACTGGCAGTGTTTCCCTCAGAAACCCACAAAAGGTAAGCTTGATAATCAGTGTTATCTTCGCAAACAGGCACAAAACTAATATTGCCTTTTGCATCAGTTCTTTCGAGAATGTTTTGGCGTTCAGTAGACCAAGCGTAAGAAAAAGTCATTGAATTTCAGAATTTGCAGTAAATGTGAATTCTGTAGAATCACCTACAAGGGAGCCACGGGTGCGATAAGCAAAGCCTGAAGGACTAGTAAACTCCATAGCTCCAGTTTGTCCTCCCGTTACAGTAAGAGTGACGGTTGGATCAGCTCTTTTTTTAGTATGAAAATGAATATTTGTTCGTCCTAAAGCACCACTAGCTGTATCGGATGTATGATAAGTGCCTCCAATTTCATAATATCTTTGGCACTTCTCAAGAACTTGTCCAGGGGTTTCGTGTTCAAATTCAGTTGCTACGTTGCCAACTTCTAATTGAACTCCTGTTAGCTCCCAAGTTGCGTCATTAGTTGTGTACCATGTTGAAGTATTATCAGGAGATCTAGTTCCATCATTGTATGCAGCCCATTGATTTAAAGTAACACCACTAGCGGTATAATCAGTCCCCATAAAAGGTGAAAGTATTAAATAAAATCCAGTATCAGTATTAACATCAAATTGCAAATTACTATTTCCAGGAATTGTCTTTGTAATTTTAGTCCATTGTCCAGCAGTTAATGTACCAGTTTCAAAAGGATAACTCTGCGGTGTTCCATCTGTTGATCTTACATAAGCATAAAAATTTTGGGCAATACTAGATTTTACATAGAAAGAAAGAGTTATAAAACTTGTAGCAGATGTGTAGTTCCATCCACTGTTAGCTATATTCTGTGCTTCAATGGTGTGATACAAAAATATGTAATCACCAGCTCCTGCACCTGAAGTTTGGTTTCCATTGGTGATTTTAAATGCTTTCCTAAAACCTGCAGCATACGGTGTAGTTCCAGATGAAACACTGACTTGTTCTTGAGTAGTTGCTTCATCCGTACCACCGTAAGAAGATATCCATCTATCGATAGTACCGTAACCACTATTTGTAGCTGAAGTGCCACGTTGAGCAATTTGCATAGCTCCATTAATTACTAAATTTTTATTACCACCACCTGATGATCCTAATAAAGGTTTTATATCATCTGTTAAATCTTGCTTTTCAGCTGCTGTAAAGTTTGTATTCTTTACGTTTGTAGCAAGTCTATCTGAACTTATTGTATTAAGAGGCATGTTTTATATCTCCTTAAGTTTGATCTAGATAACTTACAGTTGCATCTATTTTACTTGCTTCAGCAGCTCGTATTCTAAGAATATCATTTGCTTGCATTATTATCTTTGAACCAGATATTATTTCCAAAGCACTTCCTGCAGGAACAGGTGCATTTTTTATAAGATGGACATTATCTCCACTATTTTTTATTAACGAAACATCAACTTGAACACTAGCTCCTGATGTGTTTGTAAGTAGGACACTTAATAAAACTAAAGTTGAACTAGCTCCAGCAGAAACAACATTTGTATTTGTGCTAGTAACGGCATCTGTTACTACGTTTAATTTAGTGTCACTTTTGAAGGTATTTGCCATATCAGCTGAGAGCGAGAATTAATGCAATTTGATCTGAAAAACTGGTCGTATTCGCAGATAAAGTTCCTACAACAGTTACATTACCTGGAATCGTTACAGTACCATTAGAATCTATTGTAAGACGTGCAACTCCTCCAGTTACTAAAGATATCTCATCACTAACAGGACTAATCAATCCTGTATTAGGATCTCCGTCAAATTTTATTGCACATTGAGATGCTGAAGCAGATTTACTAAAAGCAGAATTAGATCCATCTTGCCTCATTAAAGGGAAGCCACCTGCAGTAGTGGCATCATGAATACGTACTGTTCTAAGAGTAGTATCTACAGTAACTTCTCCATCAGCACCAAAAAATCCTGAATGATCGCCTGTTGTTCCTCTTCTGAATTGAACTTGAGTTGACATAATACTATCCTAAAGCCACTGCTATTGCGGTAGCAAAATCCTCTGTACCTATTGTCCCATTACTATCTGGAACAGTAAGTGTTCGAGTTGTGCTACCCGAAATTCCAGAACATTCAAAAGCTAACTGTTTTGTATTATCTGAATTATCTCTAACTCTAAAACCATTGTCATTTGTCACAAGAGCATTAGAAGTTATTGAAGTTAATCCAGTAATAGTGGTTGCACTGCTTCCAAGTGCAATTCCAGTGCTACCTACTGTTATGGAGCTATTTGCAAGATTACTGTTAGCGATTGAAGATGCAGAAGTAAGAACTGTTCCTGTTTCAGCTGGTAGCGTTATGGTTACATCAGCAGTCGATGCAGGTCCTTTAAGAGTCGCAGAATTAGTTCCATTATCAGTATCTTCTTTAAAAATTATGCTCCCTGCAGAGGTAGAAGATCCTGTAAGTGTTGGAGCGGTAAAACTCTTATTTGTTAAAGTTTCAGTACCTGTGGTTGAGACTAATGTGGCATCTGAAATAGCAGTGTTAAATTGAGCTAAAGTTCCAGTTAAAGTATTGTTTGCGAGGTTAAAAGTTTTATTTGTTAAAGTTTCTGTCCCTGTTGTGGTGGCTAAAGTTGCATCTGTAACAGCAGTGTTGAATTGAGCTATTGTTCCTGACACTGTGTTAGATCCAAGAGCAATTGTTTTATTAGTAAATGTGACAGTATTACTTGGAGTTACTGGGTAAACAATGTCACTTGTTAATGCAACTGTTCCACCTGCATCAGGAAAAGTTATGGTGCGATCAGCAGTCGGATCGGTTACTGCTAAAGTTGTTTCAAACTCATTATCTGTAGAACCTTCGAAATTTATACTTCCATTCGATCCGTTTATTGATACTGCATTAGCTCCACTTCCAGCTATTAATATGCCAGATGTTAAAGAAGTTAATCCAGTAAAAGTTCCTTGAGTAGCTCCGAGAGAAACACTGGTGCTTCCAATAGTTACCGCTGAATTAGCTAACTGTGCATTTGGAATTGCACTAGTTCCTATTTCACCAGAAGTTGAGTTATATGTTAATCCTGAGCCAGACGCTACACTTACTGCACCTCTAGCTCTAGCATTAGTAAAATATTGATTTGTGCCCTCACTTAAATCGGTAGTACTATTTCCAGCAAAATCTAATTTATCTGCAGAAGAATTTAACTCCTGAAAAAGACCAGAAACAAGTACTAACGCCTTCCTAGTTGCCATTTCATATCTCGATCAAGTCCTTAACCAAAAGAACTTATTTATATTTATTTTACGACCACTAAATTGTTAAGATATCTCTATCGGTGGCTCTGTCTTTACTACTAAAGATGTTGTAGTTGCAGCCTCACCAACCCTTGTTACAAAATGTCCTGAAGTAGATGGCGGAGTCTTTACTATTGCTCCTGCAGAACTAGCAGATAAAAAATAATGATCTCCTGCATCTAATCCTGAAACAGGAGTAACACCTTCAACAATACAACGAACTAAAGCACCAGCAGATACAGTTGTTTCTACGAATCCTACGACTCTTGCTTTATCATCAGTATCATTAGCA